GTCAGAATTCATAGAAGTCAAGGGACCAACTGGTGAAATCGGAGCAGTTGACTTAGTCTGTCCGTCAGTTTGAATGTCAGTATTAGAATCGGCATGCCAATGGGAAGACAGTCCCGTACATTCGCTGTACCGGCATAGTACAACGAGAATCTGCCGCAAAAGCGGAGTTTAGCCTACTTCTAGGGCGAGTTTATCGTCCGGCTGGACTGGTGCTCAGACAGCAATTCTGCTATCTGAGCGCCAGTTTTAACGTGTTTCCTCACGGGATGTTTAACGTCTTCCCAGACGGCAGTGACCTGCAAGCCATTTTAGGGGCTGGCCAAACCCCTAGAACCTAGAGATAGCTAGGCCTAGACGCCGGTGATGACACCGCGCTCCACAATGATCTGATGATATGATGGAGCGAGAACGTCAACATCGTACGATTTGCACAGACGAAGGATCTCATCGCGCTTCTTATCGAATAAAGGACGGGGGTGGTGAGACCACTCGCGAAGAGCGTTGAGACTCACAGAGCGAAGCCATTCCTTGAATTCAACTCCTTTCTCCCAATAGTTGAAAGACTCGTCGATCAACCACTCAGGAAGAGGTGCATGAACGCCATTCGGAGAAGAAACAAAGGAACGCTGGAGAAACGTACAGGCTTCAATGCTCTTAAACTGGAAAAGAGCCTCGTCTTTAAGCGCAGGAGTAGGATGAAGACCGCATAACTTGTAGCACTCTACGATCTCATCGACATCGAAGCCCTTGCAAGCAAGAAGCAAGTCGTCACCATGAGTAGTGTCGTCAATCCAGAAGTCTCCATTCTTCTCAGCCTCACACACGGAATGATACTTAGCGTACGCAAGAGACTCCAAACTCGGATAGATAACATTCTGAGGCAAAGGAGCCTTGCGATACAAAGCTAGACTAGAAGCGCTTTCGAGCGAGTACATATTCACCATCCAAGTAATAATGCTACCCGAAAAGTTTTGGGGTTGAGTTGTAGAAACAACCAAGTTGTTGATCAACATAGGGGAAACAGTCGCTTCCTCAACCAAAACTCGTACGAGAGTACTGATCCGAGCACGATGCTCCAAACCAAAGAGAGTAAACTCGAGGAAAGGAGAACCATGGGCTTCTTCCATCATCGACGTCGCAAGAGAGATTAAGCCTTCGATCTCTTGTCGAGAATGCAACTTATCCATAGCCTTCATATCCATATCAAGCACTTGCTTGCCTTCGAAGCGCTTTTTGAGGCGAGCCCACTGGATACCATGGGGGTTGATTCCGATAGTATTGGGACCCATGACAGGATCGGCGAGAAACGATTGCAACACAGGATCAAGAAGCCAAGACGTAAGAAGAAAGTGTGAGATAGGTCCAATGAAGAACAAGCGAGGCTTGTCCGCCTTCTCAGGCACGCGAGTCTCGGCCTTGAGACAGCCCTCGAAAAATCGACCAACTCGAAGGCCACCACACACCGCATCCGCCAAACAAAGCATGTCATCACGCAGAAAAGGGTGAAATGTGTAGCGATTCCCGCTATCCGTCACTTCGAGGAAAAGAAGATCACCTTTGTGGTGCATGGAGAACATCGGAGTGTTGAAGGGATAACCAGACGAGGACGTAAGATCAGGCTTCAACATAGGTAAGAACTCCTCGAGTGAACGAGCACGAACTCTAGGAGAAGGCACCTTAGACCGCAGACGAAGATTAGCGAATATCCAGTAGTCCTCACTTAAAGGAGTTACATCACGCGTTGGATACGTAGAAAGAGCATGAACCAAAGGTGAATAACCTTCCTTGAGACCAATTTGAGTTGGCAATTTTTGAGGCTCAATGAACGCACCGCAGACAGGGCTAGGTTCAACCTTATTCTTATGAGGCATGCGGTATTGTTGACCACGAGGCGCGACGTACTCGAGATTCAAAGCAGGATTTGAGTCCACAGCAGTGATCACGATCGAACTTTGTCGGTCGACAAAGAACGACATCATCTGCGAGATAGTCTCTCGAGTAGTCAAAGCCATGAACTTCTTCGAAGATCGGCCGTTCATCACACCTGCATGGATACCAAGAATGACAGAAGTAGTTCCGTCATTAGCAAGGTACGGCATACCACAATCGCCCTTATTCGTTTCAACAGTAGTTTGAGTCCACCATCCATATTCATCAAGCGGATTACGGGTAGCAGGCTGAACAGCTTGCACGAGATTCAAGGGCGCGTTGCTCTTCGTAAGGTGTGAACGAGTGTCATGAACA